GTTGCCAAGTCCCATTAGTTTATTTATAGACAAGTCCGGACTGGAAGCTCCGGAATGTATTGCATCATCCAGTTGATTAAGTTCAAGCGTTACGGATTCACAAGACTGTTGCCACGCCAAGTAATCAGCATCACCGTGATACGAAGTACCGGTATCCGCATCTACTTCCATAGTAAAGTTTAGCTCCTTACCTACTGTTTCTTTGCTCGGAAGATTAGATAAACCATAAGTCTTCAGTATAGGTTCAGAAAAGTAATCATTAGTATCTGATAGGCGTGAAAGTCTCATCTCCTTCTTGTCTATCAAATTAGCGACATCTTCCCAATCCGGACAATCGACCTCAGCATATACTACCGGAATCTTGCCAAAACGATTCTTTATCTTTTTCACTTGCCAAACACCGTCCATAACACCGGAGTAGATAGTATCTTTCGTATAGACTTTCACACATTCGCAAGTACGGCCATTAACCTCTGCATTGTATTTATAGAGAAAACCGTCCATATCGTCGTCCTCGTCGAAATGAGGATAGAATTCACATTCGGTATTACTATCCTTGGGAGTAGAGAGAATCTTAACCTTCAACTGGCTTTTTCCGTCGTCCTTGGTGACTGGATAGAATACAATAGCAGCTTTGGTTTCAGACAACACTTTGCGAGCAAACTCTTTCAACACAGATTGCATCTTGAGTTTTCGCTTATAGACCTTCTTGAACTCGCTAAATCCGTCATTCGAATCTTCTGCTGTGATAGTCATTTCACCACCAAACAAAAAAGCAACAGAAGTGCGGACAATCTTTTTGGGTAGATTAGTGATAGTTTGGGCTACATTGACAGTCTTATCTTCTAATCTCTTTGGCTTTTCGTCTCCTGTTTCAGGGTCAACTTCAACCTCTGTATCCGAATATACAGCAATCTTCTTCGGTTCACGATACCCGACAGATTCTTTGCGCCGGGTTCTATCGCCGTTGTATTCCTCCATATACTCACGAGGATTACGATTCTCACAGGTATCGACGCATAAATCACCTACTATGCTACCGAAGTCTTCATTTTTTAGAATCTCTTTAATGTCTGGCATATACTTTTCTCTTAAAATATAAGATATGCTCTCTCTTTTTTATAAAGTTATTATATATTTGCACAATAGAATAAATTGTAATATGGAAACACGAGCACTTATTAATAAATACTTAAAGATAATCAATGATAAGTTTAACTTGATTTTATGTGTCATTCTTTTTATAGGGGTAACAGCAATTCTTCTTTTATTGTCTCAAGTAGATGAAAGAATGACGCAAAATATTATTCAAGTTAGAGGGTATATAATTACAGTATATGGGGTTTTGGTTGGTCTTCTAATTACTTACATTATTTCAAAAGCTATCCAAACACGAGAAGAACGAATTCGTGTTTTTAATGATTATGTGAAGTACACTCAAAAACTACATAAATTTAGAGCTATAATTAATAAATTATTAAATTCAGGTTTCTTCTCTAACAAAGATGTAAATGACTTTATAGCCAAACATCCGAAAGTGACTTTCTTTGATATACAAGAAGTCTTAAATGTAGATTATACTCAAAATACAGAAGCTGATAAATATTATGCCGACAAAGCTAGAAGAGGATTTGAACCTTTTTATTTAGAATTGAAATCATTTATTAGCGCCAAAAATTTTGATCCTACAATATATACCGAGTTTGATAAAGAAAAATATTATTATTCTCCAGAAATCTTAAAAAAATGGATAGATAATAATTGTGGAAATGGTTTCTGGTATTATCTAGAAAATAAAAAAAACGAATATTCGGAATTTATACATTTGGATAAAATCAATTCAACTATCAAAGAAGAAATATTAAAACTCAGTTTGCTAATAGATAAAGAGAGATATTGCGATATGTCCTTTAATGATAAATTTCTTATAAAATTAGGCTACCAAGCAATGGAAGAGATAATACCTAATATATATAAGCTCCAATTAACCTTAAATCAAGGACTTCCACGCATACTCAAAAGGTTAATTGATATAGTATTAATTTTGCTTATATTTGGAATTACGCTACCTATATTCTGTTCTTTATTTGAATTTATCCTAGGTGACATAATATCTATATCTATGTTTTTCTCCATTTGCTCATGGACAGTATTCTCTTTAAAAAAAATGATTACAGAAGAATTGCATACATTAGAACTTTAATCTAACTATCCACGTCCCACCTTGCGAGTAGTCTTTTTAAACTTCAATCCAAGTGATTCTGCGAACTCTGCAAGTATTGTCATGCCATCCGGCGCATCATCATGTGAGTTATCTCCTTCACGCTTGTAACTGGTAAGCGCTTTCATGAAACGCCCGTAGTCTGAACCTTTAGTGTATTCTGATTCATCAAGGAAAGCACAATACTTCTTAATCCAGCCGGCCTTCATGATAATACGAGTTTCTTTGTGCTGGGTAGTAGGGCGAGCCTGTATCGCACAGGCTTTCTTCTCTGCTACCACCAGTTTACGAACATGAATAGCGAATATACGCCCCCCGTTATTTGATTCTATACGCATTTGGTCGCATTCAGTATCAATAACCATTTGTGCCAGGCGTGGTTCTGTAACTTCGACAGGATCCTTTGTGAAAAGAACATCGGTAATGAAGTATTTTGAACCGAACACCTTTGCGAATGGTGCGCAAAAATCATCATCTCCCTTATCGGCTGTATCACAAGCACCGAGTACACCATCAGGACGTTTGCCCGCAATATCAATACTCTTGAACCGCATGAGAGATGATTTTGGGAATAGCAAACCTTTGGCTTCGAACGGCTCCTGCATATACTCGGCCATCCAGATACTTTCGTCCGTTTCAGAACGTAGTTCCCGATAATACTCTGTTGTATGTACGTCAGCACAGAAGGTTTCATCGTTTTCATCAAGAGCTGCGATACGGATGATTTCATTGTATTTGCCAGCTTCTTCCATACGTCCAAGGACATCACTAGAAGACCAGCGGGTACCGATGTCAATCATACAACAACTTCCCTCAATACGGGAATCGTGCGTACCTTGCTTCCAAGACCATACTTTCTCATTATTATTATCCGATAACGCATCTTCCAGACTCTTGTATAAGTCATCGGTCATGGCGAGCATAGATGCACCGAAACCGATTACAGTTCCGCCAACACCGCCACCGAAATAAGATACCTGGCGAGCGCCTTCCACATTCCAGCTCTTCACATTCTGTTTATCACCTTTCAGATGAATATCAGGAAATATCTCCTGGAAACGCTTAGACTTGACAATATCGCGAGTGTCGTATGAAAGTTTATTGTATAGCGTATCAGAACAGCAGTTACGCATTACTGATTCTTCGGGGAAGTGTCCGTACATCCAGGCAATGAACAAAGAAGATATGTAGGATTTTCCGGCACGCGGCGGCATACTGACAGCAAGGCGATAGATAATACTCTCTAGGTATGACGAATATACACGCATAAATGCTTCTGCAACCCTTTTCAGGAATAGACGTTTGGCGAAGAATTTAGGGTCATAGTATAAGCAGAAAGCCCAGAAATCATTCCGGGCTTCACGCTTGCGAAGTATAGTTGCTGCTTTCGCTTGCCTAAGCAGTATTTCTCTTTCACTCTTTTTCTTTGCCATCAATAATAGCCTGAAGTTGTTCGTCTGTCAATGATTCCAATTCATCACCAAGGTTTACATTTGCATCTACTTCCTTCTTGTCACGCCATTTTTCCGGCTGTCGATTCTTCAACCAAAAAATCGCGGCTGTTGTATCAGGAGGATAATGCTCTATAAATTCCTTCGAATCTGTAATCTTCCCGTTCGATGTTGCAAATTTTGTTGCTTTACAGTCATACCCGATAGCACGGTTATAGAGTCTCGATGCAACATTAGCATCTGCTATACTCTTCCCTTTTTTTAGGGACTCAAGAAATTCGGGATAGTCCTTCTTCCATTTGTTTAAAGTCTGCTCTGAAACAGAGAAGAATTCGGCGAGTTCTTTATCTGTTGCGCCCAACAAACAAAGCTTTAGAGCCTGGTCGGCATACTCTATTCTGTATTCCGATTTACGCCCTCTTTTTTTCTTCTCAGCCGGATTCTTCTTCTCTGTCATAAACTAACTATAACTAACAAATTGTGATAACTCTGCCCTCAATTCAGGCAGTCTTCCATTATCAAAATAGAAAGAAGAACGCATTTTTCCCTGTTTTTTTACTCCACGCATGGTTTTACACAAGTGTTCACCTTCCATTATTACACCGACGGCCAGCGGCGGGTGTTCCTCTCCGAGTGCATTCACTATCATAGTTACAACATCTTGAGCTAACCTTTCCTGTACTTGTAAACGAGCAGCACAATAATCGACAACACGACCAATCTTTGATATACCTAGAATCTTCCCTTTAGGATTCGGGATATATGCAAACCAGTATTTACCAAAGAAAGGCATCATGTGATGTTCGCACATTGAATAATAGGTGCCAGAATCAGCAACAACACCGGTACAAGAAATGCCATCTGTTCCATTTGTGAAAGTTGTAATCTTAGGAGCCTGTGTTTCATTATACCCCCGAAATATTTCCTTCCACATTCTCATAATGCGCTCCGGCGTTCCTTGCAGGCCTTCACGCTCTGGATTATCACCAATGTACGATAAGATTGTTCTTACTGCACATTCAATATCTTTTGTGTCTGTAGGCTTAATTTCCATTTTGGGTGTTCTTTTACGTAATTAATAACTTCCTCTGTATTCTGACAAGAGCACGGTTGTAGATAATACACGGCTGCCGTCATAGCTTCATAGGCTGACAGGTCCTGTCCTGTATAGACAACCTTTACTTCATGAGGGTTGACAATAATAACCTTGCTTCCTTCTTTCGGCGAGCAAGTAATCCAATCAATACCAATAGGCAGGGGAACTGTCCCGTTTGTTTCTATCTGAATAAACTTTCCTGCTTTATGAAGCTTACTGATAAACTCTCGGTCTACCTGCAGTCCTGGCTCACCACCTGTCAGGACTACGAAACGAGTAGGATAACGACATATCTCTTTAATAATCTCCTCATCCGGCATTTCTTTTCCGGAAGCATGTTGTGTATCACAGAATGGACATTTCAAGTTACAACCGGAGAAACGAACAAAAACAGAAGGAGTACCAGTACGATAACCTTCTCCTTGTATGCTGTAAAAAATCTCATTAATCTTTCTCATACCATGCAATATTGTTTTCAGATTCTTGTACCATCACTTTAAAACATTCCGGAACTTGCTCACAAATCCACTTTGCCATATTCTCCGCAGTTGTGTTGAATGGAAGAACTTCGTTCAAATTCTTATGGTCTAACTTATCCTGTATCTTTTGTTTGACATGACTGAAATCAACTACCATACCATCGGCATTCAAGTCTTTCGCCTGGCACCAAACAATTATAATCCAATTGTGCCCGTGCTGGTTCTGGCACTTACTCTCATAGGATAGCTTCAAACTATGTGAAGCTGATACCTCAATACGTTTCTTAACTGTGTACATAATAACTATTTATAAATTGATAATACTTGCTTTATTTCTTCTTCTTCCTGCTTACGCCCATAATATCCGGATTCAATTAAAGGAAGAACCTCTCGTTTGATATAAGTGATATTCTTTGCGACCACTTCTTCTGTGAAAGGATAACCATTTAGAGCAAAAGCTATAAACTTCCGGAAACAAGGCTTGCAACTCCAGCACTCTTTACCACCTTCCGGAGAATAGCAGCTAAAGGAAGAAGTAAAAGCGTCTTCAATATTGCCTCCTTGTTCTATGAAGATTCTGATAAGCTCTGTCTTGGTGTATCTCTTGAAATCAAGATTTATTCTAATTTTCCTTTCCACCGTCCAATGCTGCTTTTGATATAGATAGTTTAGAAGCTGTTCATAAATATCGGCAAATACCGGAGACTTATCAAGAACTCTATCCCCGGCAGTAGCACCTAAGCAGATTTCATTTCCATAATTGGAAGCAATGCCAATTAGGTACATATTCCGTAATGGAATTATCTTATCTTCTCTTTCCCATTTGGAAAGGTCTAACTTATCAATGATTACATCACTGGGAAGGCGCTTTATCTCCTCTTGTGAGTACTTTGTATTCATATCTACATATAGTTTTATATCTGGCTTCCAAATCTTGTCTATAAGCCAGCTATCCATACCACCAGAATACAGGAGGACTTTATTGTTATAAGAATTGTTTTGCATACTGTTGAAATTTTATCCATTCATTGAAATTGTGACGATTTACCAAATCGTGATTGACTGCCCGCATACCTGCGGGGGGATTACGAAAAACCATTTTATTGTCTTTAAACTCGTAAATCTGACCATATCTAGCACCGGATAACCATGTTGTACTATCGACGCTATCAAAGTTCAAAAAAGTAAGATACTTTGTACTAGTAAAACCAAGTCCATGAATATGGGCATTTGCCTTGTGGGCTTGGTCGATGAACCATTTCAAAATCATAGGATTCTGCCTAATACGCCGCCCTTCCTCCATAGCTGAAGTTGTACCGATAGCAACATAGCTATAGTCTTCGCACATTTGGAGGAAATAATCTTTCCCTCTACTTGCGTGCCAAACAGGAATAGGTTGCCGCCCCGTTCTGTCTTCCAGATAACGACGGTAATATTCGACCTTCTCCAAGCCAACTACAACATCAATATCAAGTTCAAAGAACTTCTGGATATTGTTCTGAATAATGAAGTTCGCGTACTTTTTTACGTAAGTATTCCAATCAAAGTTATTGTTCTTGCCGGAGAACGCAGAGAAAGCGCCACTGTCAAGTATATGCTTTTCTTGTCTTACATATTCACCATACTTGCCGGATTTATGTTCCCAAAATGAACTAAGAAGATAAATATCGCTTGTGTCAATCTTCCATCTTCTTGCACTTGATTTATAACCTGCCAGATATAGTATCATACTGCTATGGCTTTACCGCAATGCGGGCAGATAATGGCGTTCTTTTGTTTCTCCGTTTTATCAGCCCCTATAAAGAAGCTGTCTATATCGGCAGGGATATCATCAAAAGGAATACTCATATTCCAGTCGCCGAGTTTATCAATACCAAAATCTTCGACAATAGCGGAAAAGTTAAAACGAGAGGTATCGGAAGTATGATTATCTGCTAGAGCTAGCAGTTTTCTCTTTTCATCTTCCGTAGATAAGTCTTTGCGCTTAATAACAATAAGCTCCGTACCGTCAGACTCAACAATACGCACTTTGAGTCCTAACTTTTGAGCTTCCTCATACACGCCGTTTCCTGCGATTAACACATTATCGCGGTCGGCCAACACTGACCGACCGGCTCCACACTCAACCAGGCTTTTGTGGATAAGCCGCTTGTTTTCGTCCCCATGGATACGATAGTTCCGGGAATCAATCTTAATTTCTTCTACTTTTTCTTCCATGACCAAGGAATTTCAACTAAAATATAGACTCCCCGGCTATTTTCTTTCTAATAAGTTCCTGCACTCCGTTATAAATCTCATATAGTTGCTTCAATGTCTCTGGGCCTTCCCATTCTGAAAAATTTCCGTCCTGGAAGAAATGAAACTCAAAGACACGAGCTGCTACCGGACCTAAATCAAGGCTTTCAAACGTTTCTCTTACTAAATGCAGTTTATCCAGTATTTCAACGTTTCTGTCTTCTGACTCATCCGGAATATCCTCAATATCCAACCTGGAATAATCTACATTACCATCCGCAGGCAAAGGCTTATACTTGTTTCGGTATTGAGAGGTCGGAGAAGATGCGTTTAGCTTTATCATCTTCAACACAAAGAAATCAAGCTCTGTGTAGCCATTTTTTTTCGTTTCAAACAACTTATCCAACAACTTGCTTTTCTTTTGAAGGAGCGAACAAATGACCTCATTCAAGACGTCTGTCGCTTCATCTGAAATGCCAGCAAGCCCACAATGATACAAAGAGTAATCAAGCCAACGCTCGTAGCGCTTAGTTATATATTTATTTACTGATTCACTTGCCATAAGCACAAAGATTCTATATATTTACTGTTCCTAATAGCAATACAAGCTTTGTGCTTATTAGAGTGGCCGGCGGTGGTACGCTGGCCGCTTTCATTTTGGGATATCATTCAACTGTTTTATCATTTCATCGGCAATCATAACTGAGACATTAGCAATAATTTTAGGCCCTTCATCGGATACACCTGTAACAACAGAAGAATTACTCAAAATTGCTTTCATTGCTTCGATAGCAATCTTTTCCTTTTTCTCTCTTACAACTTCTCTGTATTGCCAACACTTAGAGAAATCTCCATTGGCAAGATATCCACAGCCTGTCTTTGATGAACATTTATCACAATCTATAAACATACCACTTCCTCCCAGTCATAATTCCATAATCCTAACTTACCTTTCACGTTCTCAATAGGCTTCTCAAAGAGAATAGGATTAGCGAGTACCCAGTGATAAACGCCATTATCCGCCCAGATGGATGGATGGTTTTGCACACAGTCTACAATCTCCACACTACCGATGATGGAGCCAAAAGGCATATTTCCAAACATGGTTTCTTTAGCTATTGTAGCAAATGCTGCCTTTGTCTGCGCATCAGTCAGGTCAACGCTAAATTTTCTACCATGGGAACCGGAAGCATGAATAAGGATACGTCCACGGAAATTTGTTCGCCAACTTCGGTTCTCAATATCTTTGATACCATGAACAATCAGTGATGCCCACGGCTGTTTTACTGTCAATACTTTAACTCTCATTTTCTTTACTCTTAGCAATGTTATAATTACACAAATACATCCCAATATCTTTTTCAGCCACATCTGCAGCAGGAATCTTTTCGCCGTAAATTGTATGTAGGGCTTCGTTGTCGCCCTTCCATGCCTTCCAAAGTACTTCCGGGGTATATTTCTCCGGAAGGTGCGGAAAGAACTTCAGGAAGGCATCGAAACTCTGCATAGCTTCTTCTCTAGCAATTTGAATACCTTTTGCCCCCAGGACAATATCTTTGGTAAGTGTTTCAGAACGGGAGTATCCCTTCTCTGTATCTTGGCGTATCTTTGCACTTTCCTTGCGTTCGATTTCACGACGCCTGTCTTTGCAAAAATCGGCAAGCGCTACCATGATTGCCTGATTATTAATCTTCGAACCCCAAACGAACTGCCCGCGGCTACCGTTCTTTAGCTGACTAAAAAAAATACATAACTCGGCTAGATTCAAATACCAATAGCTGGATAGTATCGACAGAGCCGTTTCCGCTAGCTGTGCATCTGTTAATTCAACACCGGCATATCTCAACACTGACTTCAAATGCTCAGTGATAATCTCTACCGATACCGAATTACTGAAGCTCCTGTTTACATCTGCTAGAGTCGGTATATCCCCAGCATTAGCCACGTCATACAATGAGACATTACAGTTTAACTGTGCGATTGTCCCACTCCATTCAGCGACCAATTGAGAGGCTGTCGATCCAGTCTGTAAGGCCCGTTGTATCGGAGTTAACTCCTTTCGGGTTATTGTCTCCTGGACTATCTGCGACGGGCTTAGTACTACCTGTATCCCTGCTTTTATTAGTTCTCCGTTCATCTTTCTTGTTTTTAAGTTCAATTTTTAGCCAACTAGCAAAATGAGACATTGCATCTTTAGGAGATTTTGTTGTCTCGCCTTTGTTTTGTTGCTCCATGAAAAACTGCTCGAGATACCTGTAAAATGTTTCTAAAGTGAAATCAGGGTTGCCGGAAGAACGAGTATTCATCGTTACAGTTTCCGCCCATGACCGATTTGATTTCAGTTCAGTATAACAGTCGTCTAAAGTCTTATCGAAAAAGCTATCTTCTGGGAATAGTCCTCCCATGCGCGCGTATGAGGGAGAAGATTTTCTTTTATTTCCTTTACTTTGTTCATTATCATCTACATTTATTGAGTTATTGGAGTCATTAATCGAGTTATTGGCGTCATTAATCCAATAATCAGAGATAATCTCAACATCTTTTCTTTTGGAAGTGCAACTTTTAAATCGATTTTGAATACCATGCGAAGACAAAATATGGAACTTATTATACAGGGTATTATCGAATAATTCTACTTGCAGGGCTTTCTTTACAACTTCACTTACAGCGCCCTCGGATACCCCGACTATATCAGCAATATCAAAAGGCATTTCTTTATCCCACACGATGTAATACCCTTTGTCTTTGTAGATATTACATAGCAGGCAAATTAGTATAGTGACGGAATTCGGACCACAAGCATTTATTATCTTGCGTACTTTTCTGTCAGATAAGAAATCTGTATCTAATGGAAAATAATCTAGTCCCTGTTTTAATGGTCTTGCCATATTTGGGTTTCTTTATGCCGTCAGCTTCTGACGTATTAAATTCATATTCTTCTTCACAAGGCCGATGATACGTTCATGATACTCTGTATCTTGATTGCAGACGCCACGAGACTGAACAATACTGAATGTTTTCAAATTAATCTCTATAGTCTCAATATGTTTCTTGCCGATTCGAGCAGAAAGAATAAGCGAATCCTTTTTCTTAAAATACTCATTCGTAAAGACGCAATGATGCATTATAGTACCTTCTTCTTGGAACTCCTCAATACTTTTTAGAGGAACCACGAGTATCTTACCATCAGACAACTTCAAGTCGAAAAACCTCGACTTTTCTTTTATATAGTTTTCAGCATCCTTCTTTAGTTTAAGCAGGTGTTGCATATCCCTTGCCTTACGTTCTTTTTCGTCGTCACGCTTTTTTCTTTCCACATACAGGTCATGAGCTTTTTTCAGATTCTTAGGACAAACGTAATGAGCGTTATGCAAATCTTTATGATAGCGATCTAGTAGTTCCAGATAATCAAACCACATCGAAACATCTTTAATCCGATATTTATTGCGAAGGCAAATTTTTATAGATGGCCAATACATATCAATCTTGTAACGGTGTCCATTCCAATAATCTAGCAACTCGTATCGTCTCGCTTTTAGAAGCGTTTCAGCTCTGGGGTTATGAGGTATCGAATTGATAGCTGTAAGAAACGATATGCCCCGTAGTCTATAATCTATTCCCATGCGTATATACTCAAGTTTAAAGATAGAGTCCGGATGATATCTATCGCAGTAAACATCATTATCAAAGCTGTTGTAATACGACCCAACAACCTTATTACGTATCTCCAGTTCTCCACACCAGCCACAATATCCCGTATTATTAGCACGAGCTACTACTTCCCGATTACCATCGTCCCTTATCCAATGCTGTAATATCTCCTGAATAAAATAACGAGGTGCTTCATTCTCCCGATAGTAAGCGTATATTTCAAAATTTCGGATAACTTGGAATTCTTCACAAATCTCCGCTTTGGCAATATACATCGTCTGTTTGTCTGTACGCTTCCTTGATTGTTCTATCTTCAAGGATGCACCACAATGAGGACAAACAGCACGTTTACGCTTTACAAGTTCCGGAGAGAAGCGCTGTCCGCACTCCATACAGATAACACGCGACTTGGTTGCATATCCCTTATGTTCCAGGCAGTCAACCTTTGCCCAGTCAATTAGTATATTATCTATTTTGGGTAGCCGGTTACTTAAACCTGCTACTCTAACCTGTAATTTCGTTCTTGGTCTCATAGGTCTTCAAATAATAAAAATTGCCCTGATGGTATTTCTGTTTTCTTCCCTTTATGCTTATTAGGGGAAGAAGCCGGCTTTTTAGTTTCCGGCTGTTCTGTAGCTGCTTCTTTTTTCACACTCATATCTGATACCTTGTAATTGGTTTGATTATTAACTTTGATATCATCTTCATCGTAGTAATGGACCGCTAACCCGAACACTTCATCGTCAGACATACATACAGCATTACCACCGCGTTTTCTTGCTTCGCCTATAATGTAATTACAACATTCATCTATATTCTTGTTTGGCTTCGCAAAAGAGGCAACAAAGAGAGAGTCTCTCTTTGCTCGTTCCTCCAGGTATGATTGAATAACCTGTTCAAATGATTGATTCTCTTTTCCCATAGCATTAATAATTAATTGATAAAGGCATTAGTAGATAAGTAAGGCTACGAACTTCTTCATCGCAACGGGTAAAAATGGAAGCACTAGACGGATTAGTCATAGTAATAGCAATATCCTCCGAAGGGATGCTATTTACCATTTCAATCAGGAAGCTGCTTTTAAAACCAATTTCTACATCACAACCAGACTGCAGAGTTACAATTTCTTCAGCGGACTTACAGAAATTTAAATTATGAGCTGTGATTTTAAGGGAATCCGGACTAAACTTGAGGACTACCAAAGAAGAGCTTTCATCACAGAAAACCGATACGCGTTTTAAGGCTGACACAATGTCAGTCTTCTTTAGTACTGCACGATTTGGTTGTTTTTGAGGAATAACCGCACGATAATTAGGGAATCTCCCTTCAATCATACGACAGATTAACCGGTATGAATCAAATTCGATTAAAATATTGGTTTGATTAACCGATATTTCTACCTGCATACAATCTTCCGGAACGATATTAGAAAGAACCTTAGCAAATTTGCTTGGAAGAATGAAGGCTGCCCGTTCCTTACGTGTATAAGAGTTAGGATTCTCAATCATAGCCAGACGAGTGCCGTCCGTTGCGACAAATGATGTAGATTCCAAACCTATATCGAAATAGACACCGTTCAGTACCGGGCGAAGCTCGTCATTGGCACTACAAAATTGTACTTGTCTTATTCCGTATAATAAATCTGTGCCTGATACAAGAAAAGGTATAGCTGTATTATCCGTATTCATCGCCGGATACTGGTCTCCCTTTTCAATAGGTATTGAGAATTTCCCATTTGCATATTTCACTACTAATTCTTTTTCGTAGATTGTGATAGCTAATGGCTGCTCTGGAATTTCTTTTAATCCGTCTAGTAATGTTTTGGCATTAGCCATAAAAGAACGACTAGTAAAATCCGCTTTACCGTCAATATTAGTAGAGATACGTCCTCCTTCTTCTCCTGCTGTTACTAGAATAATACCAAATTCATCAACAACAAACAAAAAGTTGTCATAGGCAGGTAATGAGTTTTTAGGCTGTATAATTCGCCCGATTGATTTCAGCTTATCTAATAAAGCTGTTTTTGAAACTGTTATTTCCATGCGTCATTGTTTTGCGGCGCATAGCATAAAGAGAAGATTAGTTTCAGTAATAAAAAAGCTATTAAAGCATATATATGCAATAAAAGCCGGATAAAAACATTGTTTTATCCAGCTCAATACCATTCTGTTTGCAAATATAGAGAGAGTTTTTGTATTTGCAAACGTTTCAGTCTTTTTTTTCTTCTTTTTTCTTCAATAAATCCAAAACTGCGCGATTTGCTTTGTCGCAAATACTATAATCTATATCAATGTAGATATCAGCCATTTTATAATCATTGTTCACATGCCCGAGACAGAAATCAATATCCGCTTTCGGTATTCCTGCTTTGTTACGCGCTAAGCTAGCCCAACTATGGCGGGCCCAGTTCGTGGTCACTTTGAAATCAAGGTCTAGATTTGAGCAGATATCTTTTAAGCCTAGATTTATAGCTCGCATAAAATTATTTAGGCTGCAGTAGTTGGTATGAAAGTATGAGAGAAAATAGCCTTCTGTGTATTTGTCTAGCAATACGCGAAGCTCCGGTTCAATCTTGATGGAGAGTGGTACCTGCTCCCGATTTTTTTCTGTATTCGTCTTTGAGCGCTTATATTCCAACCTGCCACGGCGTTCGCACGAAATACTATAGAGGTCGTTAATGTTAACGCCCATCATATAGAACATCATCATAAAGACATCGCGTGCCATATTGGTACGTTTTTTATCAGACTGATAATCCCTAATTTTTAACAACGTACTGGCATCTATATTCTTCCGTTTTCTCCGGTACTCCGGAATTTCAGCCTTTTTAAACGGGTCACCAGGAATCCTTATGATATCAAAGTCCTCATTATTATAGTAGAGTTTAGCTTTGTTGTATAATGCTCTTAAGCCTCTAAGATAATGGCTTATTGTGCCAGGTTCCAACGGGATGCCCGCCGGGCCTGATTGGTATAGGTCTTTAATCATCTTATTTAGCAAAAAAGAGGTGATTAGCTTAATATCTATCTTCTTCCTTTTTGTGTACCAGCAAAGAGTGTCAATAGAGGAACTATACCACTCGGCTGTTTTCTTCTTTTTGGTTTGGATTATTATGTTTTGAGCAAACTCTACAAAATCTATGAATTCGGCATCAGGAGCAAGAGATTTCTCTATTTCTTCCTTCAAATCCATACACGACATAAATTGAGTTCTTTCTTGCCCTAACTTTAAGTATTCTCTCCGGATTTTCTGTATATAAGCATTTATTTCATACTCTATCATTTCTCCGTTTACCACGTTCGATAAGATTCTCCCGGAGTCGTCCATGCTTTCAGGACGGATATAGTAACCGGTAGCTATGTACTGCGACTCTCTATTATGATAGATTCTAATTTTTATATTTGATGTTCCATCTTGCTTGATATTCCTTCCACTTTGGAAAACGACTGCTTTAAATGTTGCCATACTGTTTTAATGTTTTTTAAAGGTTTAAAATCGCATTAAACAGCTTGAATCGGGGTAATTTGATAGGAGATTGCTTTAATTTCCCCTAAACGGATGCAAATAGAGAAACATGTTCAAAGATAGTTCAAAGAAAGACCCTCTTTATTTGCCCCAAAATGGGGTATATTTACATCTATTTTGCATGAACGAAAAAAGCCGATACAAACTGTATCAGCTCAACACCATTCAATTTTTCTTGACTTGAAATTTTCGTCGGGGTAGCGGGATTCGAACCCACGACCCCCTGCTCCCAAAGCAGGTGCGCTAACCGGACTGCGCTACACCCCGAAAACTTTTAACCGAACTCCCTCTTTCTTTGTAGTCGGGGTAGCGGGATTCGAACCCACGACCCCCTGCTCCCAAAGCAGGTGCGCTAACCGGACTGCGCTACACCCCGCTACTTTTTGAAGGGTTGTTCTTTTCAAAAGCGGTGCAAAGATACGGAGTATTTTTTAATTAACAATAACTAAAGGGATATTTTTTACTTATTATTTCTCAACAACCTGAATTTCATCCGTTTGCATCTCTACTTTTTTCTTTGCAGAAACCAGAAGCATCATGGGACGGCGAAGTTCATCTTTCATTTCCGGAATAGTGTCCAACATTACTTCACTCGGTTGTGGCTCTATTAATTCACATATTTCAAATCCGGTTTGAAGAAGACCATTAATATAAGTAGTCAACGTTTTATGATACTTAAAAATTTCCTCACCTAAAAAGACAGCGACACGTTTGCCTTCTGCAAAATAACGATCTACCGGCCAATGAATACGTCTACCTTCCGAGTCATAACACCATTCTTGATTGCCGTAAGCAGTAAATATCGGATGCTCTACTGAAAATACAAACGAGCCTCCTTTAGTAAGACATTTGTTAATCTTTCGACATATATCTACAAAGGACTCAAGATAATGAAAAGTCAACGAACTGATTACAATATCATATGAATTTGGTCGATAATCGAAATCTTCAATAGCCACGCACTTATATTCTATCTGTGGAGAAGGATTTCTTTTCCGAGCTTCTTCCAGCATTTTCTCAGAAATATCAATTCCAGTTACGTGGTTGGCCCCGTGCTTTATTATGTAGATACAATGCCAACCAAATCCGCATCCTAGATCCAATACTCTTTTCCCAGTGAAATCTGGTAACATCTTCTGTAATATATGCCATTCTCCGGCACCTTGCAATCCTTCTACCGAACGAGTCATCTTAGAATATTGATTAAAGAAGCGACTATCATCATATTTATTTTCTTTCAT